GTCTGCAACTTCTGCACCTAGTACAGTGTTTTCGCTTGTACGATTGTAGTCAGCACTTGCTGTTACACTTGCTACGCCTGTGTCTAGTGTGTATGCACCTTGTAGGTTGCTTACTTCACTTACGTCTGTTGTCCAGTCAGTCAAGCCTACTGCTACACTTGCACCACCAAATGACAATGCTAATGATTCTGTCATTGCTGGTTTTGCTAATGTGCCATATACTGCTGAGTTTGCACCTGTTTCTGGCATTAAGCCATTGTCGTCACCAAATGCTAAACCTAATGCACCTACTTGTGTACCTACAGTCCATGTGTCTAATGTTAGAGCGTTACCGTCTGTCGCTTTAAAGTCTAGATCGATTGTTGCTACGTCACCTGCATCGATGTCTAGTTCGATACCCATTGTGCCTGCTGTTTTGCCTGCTGTTGTTTCAGCAAAGTCTAAATTTACTGCACCTGTTAGTAATGGTGCTACTGCTTTTGTTTCTGTATCAGCCAGTGCTGATGATGTTGCCATTGCGGCAACTATTGCTAGTACGATTGTACGCATTTTTCGTTTCCTTATTTTTATAAATCCTGGTGAGCGGGGGTGGGGTTGTGTTGCTCACGTATTACTTACCTCGGTATGGTCACCGAATGGTCGTTAGTGGAATAAAGAATAAAGAAACTGTTGCATAAATGTTACACAAATAAGTTGCTAACGCTTTCTTCGTTTGATACTCTGCGAATTGCTTCGCCAAACAAAGGTGCAACGCTAACTTGTCGTGTTTTCTTACAATTTTTAGGACAGCGATTTTGAACTGTGTCTGTTACAACTAGTTCTTCAAGTACTGACTTCTCAACCTTTTGACATGCTTCACCTGACAGTACACCGTGTGTAATATATGCTCTAACACTTAGAGCACCTGCGTCCATAATTGCTTTAGCCGCACTACATAGTGTGCCGCCTGAATCAACAATGTCGTCAACTAGAATAGCATGTTTGCCGTGTACATCACCAATCAATGCCATAACTTCACTCTTGCCTGCTTCGGGTCTACGTTTGTCTACAATAGCAATATCCCCATGGAACATATCTGCAAACTTACGAGCTCTAACAGCACCACCAGCATCTGGCGATACAAACACTGTACCTGCTTGTTCTACATCAGGATCATCTATAATACCAATACTACGTTTAATGTCTTTGGCAAATACCATACGGCTTGTTAAATCGTCCACCGGAATATCAAAGAAACCCTGTATCTGTCCTGCATGTAAGTCCATAGTAAGAACTCTATCAGCGCCTGCTGTTGTTAATAAGTTAGCAACTAGTTTTGCTGTAATAGGAGTACGTGATGCACTCTTACGATCTTGTCTAGCATAACCAAAGTAAGGAACTACTGCTGTAATACGATCAGCACTTGACCTTCGTGCCGCATCTATCATTACTAACAATTCCATTAAACTATCATTAACTGGAGTACATGTACTTTGTATAATAAAAACATCTTCTCCACGGACGTTCTCTAAAAATTCTACGCTTGTTTCGCCATCAGCAAATGTTGTGATCTTTGCTGGTACTAGCGTGGCAAAACATGTTTCTGCAATTCCTTCTGCTAGGGGTATGTTTGCATTCCCTGAAATAATTTTCATTTTCAAATAGTTCCCTTTCCTCTGTTGTAATGTGAATTAATATATTATTTACTATAATACATAATGTGAAGTTTGTCAAGTGGTTTTAAAAGAAAAGCACCCGAAGGTGCTTTCCTGCTATGTTTGGTAACAAGGCCTAACTACCTCGTAACAGCCTAGGCCGCTAATGAATAATTCGCGTTTGCAATTATTAAGTTTGTTCGCGTTAACCGAGCTTACATCCGGGCAACTCCACTCTTCTACTAATCCGCCTGTCGATCCTAGTTCAGCCCCATCATAAACACACTACTTGCAGTATCCTCCTCTGCGTAACCTCGTTGGAGGTAACTTAGTCTCTTTGTAGTCTAACCACTTCTAGTTCAAAGTAGTGTGCTTATGGTGGAGCTGTCGGGTACTGCCCCCGAGTCCAGCTCGTCGTTTGAATTGCTTCAACGTTACATCTATATTTATACAGTCATCTTAGGTGTTTGTCAACCAGAAACGTAATCTTTTTTTGGTCTGTACCAATTTTTCTGATGGAATAATTTTGCAAGAAGATCTACTATTTCCCTCTTGCTATCAGTTTGTGTTTGTAATAAAAAGAGTGCTCTTTCTATTGTGTCGATGTCTTTTACTGTGAGTGTGAATTGTGTGTTTGGTTTCATCAGATATTTATCACATCATACTTAGGCCAAATAAATCTAGTTCTTCTGCTTCTTTAGTAGCATCTTCATCTGGATTCTTAATTGGCTCTAACCATGTATCTGCAATATATGCACGAGGCGATGGCCCAAGCATAATGCTTAGGTCATCTGCTTCAATCCACCAATAGTTATCAGTGACTGCCGCTTGACACATCATTCCATTAAAATTGAAATGTGTTCCTCGTTCATAGTGTCCAATGTGTTCAGCAACTTTTACAATACGTCCTATGTTTTCAGGCCGTACACTATATTTTATAATTGCTAAGTCGCCTTGTTTACACTTCATTCTTATTACTCTCATGTTTTAATAACAAAGCATTAACTTCATCTGTCTTAACTAACCAGCCGTTTTCATTTACAATAAAAACATCACCTGGCTTGTATAACCAATGGTCCTTAGGTGTGCCGTCTTGAGCAACACCCATTACTTCTCCGTCCCATTCGCCGTTGACTTTAAAGTTAGGACCTACTTGGTCAATGTTGTAGTCAAGCCACATCATTACACAATGGTTTCTTTTTGGAATTTTTTTACTAATTCGTTCATATTGCCAATCTTCTCAAAGTATCCATTTGGACCTAATCTAAATTCGTCGCCAATATCTAATTTAACTTCATCGATAACAAAGAACTTGTCATCTAAGTCTTTTGTGGATAAGACTCTAAAACCATTCTCAAATTTATGTAGTACTAGATTTTTATGTAACATTATTTCTAATCTCCTAACAATAATTTTGTGTTACCCGCAATAATCATACAGCATGTTACTATATGGAGAAGCACCCAGCCGGTACGGATAAGTGCTACTCTGTCTGCTCTTAGATCATCATCGTATGCTTTTTGTCCAATGGCCTTACACCAATATTCCCACATACGACTGATCATTACATTGCGTTCTTTTTGTCTTGTATTTCTGCTCTACGTGATTTTGTGAGCTTGCCTAAGTCACCAAGTGCTTTTCTAGCTCTTGCCGCGGCCGCTTTAACACCTTTTTCATCAAAAGTCGATGCTTCTGTTAGATAGTTGTTAAAGGCTTGTACGATTTGATCGTGTTGTGATAATTCACTCATTACATTCTCCTATTGTTGTTAATGTCAATATTATTTAATGAATGTGCATCTAAGGGGTCTTAAATGTGGTTTATGATCTTACTGGACGGAATATACCTGATATGCGTCCACGGTCCTGAGTCCAGCCACCTTTCCAACTATTAGTAATAGTTCCTTTTGATGGGTTATTGTTGGTAGGACTCTCACTGTCGCTTTGGTTACCGCCAACGAATGTATAGACACCTGGACTAGGCGAAGTGTATATAAAATTAACATGACTGTAATTCCAAACTACAATGTCACCTGGTTGTCCTGCATCTAAAGGAACAGGAACTCCTCCGTATACACTTGTTTTATCTCTAAAGTCATATGCTCTAGCACTTTGCATATATTTGTATCCGGTACGCTTTAGCACCCAGTTACAAAACCCAGCACACCACGGTGTTTGGTCTGTTTGCCAGTATGCTGTATCAGGGAAGCCTAGTTCTCTCCATATATTGATAATGTTGCCATTGCTTGTAGAACTTCTGTCTCCAGTTTCGTCCCATTGTTGATTGTTTGCTTCTGCTAATACTTGGCTCAAGAAACCTGGAATTTGGTCTGCACCTGCTGTTGAGTCTGCAACACTTCTGTCTACTAGTGGAGCGTTAGTGCCTAAGTCATCTACACCTGCTGCCGGGGCACCTTCGTAAACTGTTGGAACTTGTCCGCCACTATCTCCTACATTTGGAGGGTTTGATATTGCTTCTTGTACTTGTGCATCAGTTGCGGCTGCCTGTTCAGGTGAAAGAATAATTGGAGGAACATAACCTTCGTTTGCCCATACATTATTTGATCCCGTTGCCGCCGCATTTGGAACCCAACTACCATGACCTCCAGTTGCATCACCTTTTCGGTGTACCGGTATGTTATTAACAAACACTGTATCCGATCCTGCATCTGCTGGATCTCCACAAACTGTAGTATCGCCTACTCTAACAGTTGCTTCGTTATTAGTAAACACATCAGGAGATCCTTCGTTGTAACTAGTTTGATGATAAGGTCCTGGGCTAGGTGATTCGTGTCCTTCGTGTACGTCTACATTTGTTCTTACTACTGCTGGCATTACATTCTCCCTACAACTACTTCTATTACACCTTCGCCTACAGTATCCTTATCTTCAAGTGCTTTACCTATTACTGCACCACCTATAAAATAACGTGCTACCATTGCATATCCTGGCTTAGTACTACTTGTTACCATCATGTCACCTTTTTGTATTTTACCTATTACTTTGACTGGCACTCTACCTTGTAGTGCTACTACTGCACCTTCTTCATTTGAGTTCATGCAGTATGCAGGGAATTCGGAAACTACTCCTGCTACCCTAGTATTAGCAAATCCAGTTGATATAGTAACTTCCTGTTCGCCTCCAAATGCTACAACTGTTCCCGGTTCATAATCAGCATCGCTGGTATAGACTTCAGCCAAGTCAGCGTAGTTAGCAGTATTAGAATTACCAGCAAAGGTTGTTGCTCTTAGTGTTGATGTACTAGGAACATATGAAAGTCCGCCAGTGCCACTTGAATGTTTGTCAATGTTGATACCTTGTGAACCGTCACTTGCAACAAACGCAACATTCCATTCACTTGCATCACTTGATGTATTTGTAACAGTAACGTCTGTAGCACTTGCACTACCTGTTAGCGTAACTGTATTGCCAACTTGTGTTGCTGTAACATTACCTGCACCAGCAATAGTAACTGTGCCTGTAGTTTCGCTTCCGCTTATACCTACACTAGTTACAGTATTAGTATTTGTATCCCAAGGAACACTAACAAACATTTTATCGTTACTGTCAAGTTGTACTGCATATGTTTTAGCAACACTTGGTGTAGCACCAATTTTAACAAGTCCAAGTGTTGAATCTGTTGCAGTTGCGTATGTTGTATTTGTATCTGTATCTGTAAACAATGCATTTGCTGGAACTGGTGTTTTAACATTATCAAATGCCCAGTCTGCACTAATTGATGTTGTTGTTGCTCCGTCAGTTGGAGTAGAAGTTATAGCTCTAAATGTATTAGTATCTGTAAACAATGCATTGGCTGGTACTGCTGTTTTAACATTGTCAAACGCCCAATTACTTGATATTGCTGATGTAGTTGCACCATCTACTGGAGTATCATCTACATCAATTATAGTATCAGTTGAACTGATTGTTACTGTAGGTCCTGATGAAGGAGTAATAGTTGTTGCGCCTGAGCCTACAAAATTAATATTAGTACCAGAAGTAATTGCTGTTGCTTCTCCACTGTTGGCTTTAATCCCCCAACTTGTATACGTGTCAGCATCTGTTGTACCTGTGTATCCTAAGTCAGCAAGGTCACCTAAATCTTCTATGCTAAGTGTTTTAGAACTGATCTCAGTAATGTGACCAAAGTCATCAACACTAATACTTTGTATGACTGTGTCGTTTTCTGTGTTGCTTACACTTTCTTGATTGTTAGAAGTATCAGCATGTGTAATAGTAATTTTATTATTTGCACCAGCTACATTAATTGCGGCACTACCTGCAAAGATTGCGTCTTGGTTAGTAACACCATCTGATAATCTTACTCTTGTTTGATCAGCGGCAGTATCACCTGTTGCATTATTTACTGTTAAGGAATAAGTTGTATCAGTACCTGTTAGTGTAACTGTATTACCGCTTTGTGTTGATGTAACACTGCCTGCACCAGCAAGTGTGATTGTTCCACTTGTTTCACTTCCGGTTATACCGACCTTAGTTTTAGTAACACTGAACGCACCAGTAATACTACTATAGTCAAGATCTCCACCACCACTAAACAAGTTACGTATTTGAGCATCTGTACGTTGTGCGCCTTCTGTAAAACTAAAGTTACCAGTAAGTGAGTCATAACTTAAATCACCACTGGCATTAAATAATCCACGTATGTCTGCGTCTGAACGATCACTGTCAGTAAAACTAATTTCACCTGTTGCACTGTTGTATGATACATCACCAGTAGCACTTATTAGTCCTCTAATGTCAGCATCGCTTGGACCTGTGTATTCAAATACACCTGTGTTTTCAGTATAACTAAATGATCCTAATCCGCCTGCATCATTTGCACTTACGTTAGATCGTACATCACCTGATCCAATAGCACTTTGTGTAAAACTAAACTCACCTGTACTATTATCGTAAGTAACATCACCACTTGCACTAAACAAACCACGTATGGTGCTGTCAGTACGTTCGTTATATGTTAATAAACCTGTGGCCGAATTGTAACTTAAATCACCTGATACACTTAACGCACTTCTTACTTGTGTTCTACTTGCACCAGTAAGTGTCATTGCACCTGTGCTATTGTTGTATGCTAATGATCCATAATATACTTCGCCAGCACCGTCTGGTGTGTTAGCACTTGTAATGCTTGCTCTTGCGTTTGATGTTGTAAACTTAGTAACACTAAACACACCTGTGTTTACATTGTAAGCAAGGTCACCACTTGCACTAAACAAGCCTCTTATATCGCCATCTGTCTTTTCGTCAAATTCTATTTCACCAGTAGCCGCATTATAACTAATACTACCTGTTACAGTAAATGCACTACGTATTTCATCCAACGACACACCTGTGTATGTATACGTTCCGTTGCTGTTATCGTATTCTAGTCCACCATAACGTGTTACACCATCTCCGCCAGTCTGTGCGGCACTAAAGTGAGCTCTTACTTCTGAAGCACTAGGACCTGTATAACTAATAACACCTGTGGTGTTGTCGTATGTTAAACTACCATCGCCTCCTAAGTCAGTTGCACTTATTGCGCCTCTAGCTCTTGCGTTTGTAAAGTATAAGTTTGTTGGTGATAACGGACTTGTAACTTCTTGTACATCATCTGTATTCAATACTATACTGTTGTCTACGTTTGCACTTTTACTATTAACTTCAAATGTTTTACTATTAGCATAAGTTTCTACAAAGTCTTTGTTAGCGGCGTCTGTGCTTACTGTAGGCGTTGCTATACGCTCTACTTTGAAGTTTGCTAAGTCTAGGTTACCTTGTAGTGCTTGTGTTGCTGTTAAGTCTAAATAACCAGGTCCAATTTTGCCAGGTTGTATAACATTTGCATGTGTAAGACCTAGTCTTCTGTTTACATAACTGCGTACTGCACTTTCAGTTGGTACAGTATCACTTGCATTGTCTGTCATTGCATCGTCAGTTGAAAACTCACTAACTGCAACACCACGTTTGAATCCAATACCATCTAAGTTTGAAAGAGCAATACTTGCTGAGAATGTAACAGTACCTGTGCCTTGGTCAACTTTAAAATAGTCACCTACTCTAAAGTTACCATCTTGGTCAGTAGTTACATAAAATACACGACCTTTGCCTTCTTCAACTACTTCTTTTGGTTGACTTGCCGCTATCTCAGGCTGTCCATAAATTTCTCTTGGGTAACTAGATGTTTGATAACTTCCTGTACCAATGTCAAGTAAATCATGTCCTGTACATCTTAGTGTACTAATACCTACAGTAATTCTAGCAACGTGTCCTGCTTGTACACCTGCTCGCATTGTAGGTTTGTCTGCGTATGGTCCAAATGATTTTGTTAGTGCTGGAGTAAAGTCAACTTCTGCATATAGTTGTCCAGTAGTTGCTTTATCTCTGTATGCTGTAATTTCGTGTACAGTATCATTAAAAGCAAATATGTAACCTGTGCCTGCACTGTTTGCTGTGTCTATTCTAGACTTTTCATTTTCATCAAAGTCAACATCAAGACGCACTGTTGTATCGCCAACTTGTCCAGACCCTGCTACATCACCTGCTGTTTCATCTAATACTAATTTTACATAATCGTATGTTTCTCTAAGAGTAATACGTGCTTCATTTGCTGGCAAGCCTGCAACATCATATGCAAGTACACGATACACTTTGTCTGGGTCATCGTCATATACAAGAGCAGTACTAGGTCTTGTAGGGTTAACATCTACAATGCCGTTGTACTTAACAACTTGTCCGTTTCTAATAATTACATTGGCTCCGTTAGGAACGTCAACTTGTATACCAGGTTTACTTGCTATACCAACTGCAATGTTAAGTTGATAAACTTGTGGTGATGTTCCGTCAACTGCTGTAACACTTGTTACTTCATATCTGTTTAAGAATACTGGTTCGTTTTCTAAGTCAGTGCCACCATTATGATCTATTTCAACTTCACTTACGTTAAATGGTTCGTAGGCTAAGTTGGTAACGTAAAGCACTGTATCGCTTTGTTCATTTGGATATTCTGCTGTAGTAAACGCTGTACCAATTTGTATTGTATCTTGATCAACAAACACTTGGTCACTTACTTCTAATGGATCACTACCTTTAGCAACAAGAGCAAAGTCACCATATGCTGTCGAACCATTTAATGAACGTATGTCTGATCCATTCTCTGCTAGATAACTTATGTGGTTGTAGTAACAGAATACACTAACAAGCTCTGAACGTGCATTGTTGGTTGTATACACACCATAACCTAAGTCGTTAATTTGTGTAAAGTCATTACCTAACATACTAATGTTACCAGCAGTAAGTATTTCTATGTTGTAGGGCACCGTAGGCAACGCTGTAGCAGTCTCGTTTACAATTTGGTAGTAAGCAAGCGTCCAAGGTGTGTTATCGTTTAAAATAAGACGATATTCTCCTACACCTACTCCTACTGTGTCTGCTTTGTCTATTTGAAAACGTGTGCCATCGATAAAGAAACTAGTTGGCGTTTGTGGTTGTCTAAATACGTTGTCAATAACAATTTCAGTTGTACTGTTTATTTGTTTGATACGTGCATCTAAGTTACCAGCAAATCCATCAATGAACATACCACCTGCAAAACTTACGTCAGGTGCTTTTGATTTTGAGAAACTTGATGCTGTTTGTGTGTAAGGTGACTTAGTAAGTATTTGTCCTTCTGGATCTAACACTTCCATAAATCCGCCATGTCCTTGTACACTGATATTTCTTATGATAGTTGCGTCATTCATTAACAACACATCCATCTCGTCATTGTCTTTAGGTGCGTTAAAGTTTCCTCTAATTATTTCTGCTACTGAACCAATTAAGTCTTCAACTACACTTTGTTCAGCACTTTCAAGTAACATACTTGTTTGTGTTTTTAGATGGTCTATTGCCGCCGCTGTTTCTGTAACTTGGTCGCCTGGTAATTGTCCTTGATATGTTAGTGCGGCAAACAATGTTTCATTGAAGCCTCCATATAACATATCCAATGCCGCGGCATCAATTATGTAACCTACATCACGTCTACACTTTGCTACATCATATACTAAACTTGGATACGTTGTAGTAATAAAATTAATTGTGCTGTCTGCTAGTTGCTTCTTTGTTGATGCTGTACTTAATGTTTTATATGCTTCGTCATAATCGCCTGCATTTTCTGCATAGTCATATATGTGATTGTTACTGTCTGCTAGGTAGTGAGCACCAAAAGGAAGATTGCCAACTACTGCTGGATCTAGTCCAAGGTTTACTGCATCTCTTTTGAAACGTATGTTAGCATATGGACTAGCACTTGGTCCTGGGCGTGGTCTAATAATACTACGTCTAAACTCATCACCTTTGATAGAAGTATTGTTTGGAACCTTCATTGGAAAGTGTTCAAAGTAAATTCCACTTTCAACTCTAATTGTTATTTCAGGATAAGATGTACCTGAGGCTTTGAATTCACTGTATGGAACTCCTGGAATAGGATTGCCAAATTTTAGTTCTTCACCTTGTACAAATGTACCACCTTCAACATTAACAATAAACTCATCATAGTTTTCTGTTGGTTGTATATTATATTCTTCTATAATAGCAGTTGCGCCACTAGTCATACCAAGTATTCTAAAGCCACTGCGTAACTCTGTTTGTGCATCTAAAGAACTAGCACCTTTACCAACATCAAGAACTTTAAAGTCTCCTTGATCTGCTATTGTTAAGATAGTACTTTTCTTTTGACTTACTTGACTGTCATATGTAATAAACTTTTGATATGGACCTAAGCCCTTGCTTGCTCTGTTAACAACACGTTCTGCTTCTCTACAAGCGGCATTTAAACTAGCAAATGCTGTGCCTGGAGTTCTACCACGCTTCTCGCCGTATGTGTTATCGTCTTTACCGTTAGGGCTAACAAACAATACATTGGTGCTTGTTTGGAATGGTGTACTTGCTACTAGATAGTAGTCTTCACCATCTGAATATTCTAAACTTTGTGTGTTGGGATTGTATCTAAATAAACCATCAGTTGGACTAGGACGATCTTGTTGACCACGCATCATTATTTCAGTTACGTTACCAACTACATCAACTTTTATCTTGTCACCAAATGCAGGTTTACCTCCACTTGTTACACCATCGCCTATATACAGTTGATCGTTTTCAGTGTCATAGATAACTTCACCATTAAGCGGTGTAAATTCTTGTCTATCTGCTGTTGGGCCGCGCCTTACTAATATACTACCGCGATCTGGTGTAGAGTCTTCCGACATTTATTAATCCTCTATCAATGGACTGTTTGGTCCGTAAGTAACATTAGGATCGTAAGTCGCTGTACCTGCTAATGGAATGTACCCACCATCAAAGTAATTAGACGGAGTTTGGTTAAATGGTTCTCCGTCAACTCTGTCAACTTTAGACGTATATAGTGGTTTTATTTCTCCCGCATCTACAGGAGGAATATTAAAGAAGTTATCTTTATCAAATGGTGCGCCACGTCTAATCATATACTATCCTTTAGTATATTTATCGGACTATGTGACGCTTTAGGTTAAGTTACAATACCAGTAGTTTTTTCAGTATATTGCTTTGCAAGTCCTTCTTCAGTTCTTGCCATACATACTACTGCGTTTGCTTTGATCTTAAATTTTGAATTATCAGGGTCAACACTAAACATAAATGGTGCTAGTCCTAAGCCTTGTCCTTGTGCAATTAATGCCATTGGTTTGTGAAGTGTAACTACTGTAGCATCTTCTGATTCAAACCTAGCGATAATTTCTTCGCCTGCGTTTAATTTTAGACTTACTGTGTCGCCTTGTGATATTGGTTTTTCTAATAACATATTATTTCCTGTAATTGCTGTGTTCAAACAGTAGATTTCCTGCTACGCTTATTCTATATTCATCTGAAGAGTAAAATGGATATACCATGTGACTTACTCTTGACGAAAATAAACTAATCATACCTTGTTTTTCATTCGGTGTTATTGACGATTGATTGCCAAAAATATCCGAATAAAGAAAGTGGAATTCTCCGTTCAGTGATCGTGCGTTAGTTTTACTAAAGACTTGACTCTCTGTTTCTTTGTCATAGGGTATTTTAACCCATATAACAAAACTTATATCCGAGTCATGGTCGTGTATAGGGTTGAATTCATATTTCTGTTGATAGTTAACCCAAAGGCTAACTAATTCAGTTGGTTGAATTCTTGGGTATTTAAATACATCTTGATACACTCTTGATAGTTCCTGTACATATGGCTCTAATACATTATTAGATTTAGTCAGGTTAAACTCTTTATCAATATGTCCTACAAGGTCTGCGTTTGCAGGTTGTGCGTCAAAGTTTGATTTAAATATATCGTCTGTTTCACTTGTTAAAGCATCAAATATATGTTGCGGAACCGTGTCTGTCATATATCCAACATTAGGGAAGTTGAATATTTTACAAGTTTCTGGGTTTACAATCATCTATCACCTATAGAGTAAATCCGGTACCATTGTACCCTGTGTCATCAATGTATGCAACCATTTGTTCGTAACCACCTACCTTGTTACCACCTATAATAATTTGTGGGAATGTTCTAGCAGTTGGAAATGTTTCAAACAACTCTTCGCGAGTGAAATCTACATCTAGTTGCTTGTACTCGTATTCTAAATTATATTTCTCACACATTGCTTTTGCTTTGTCGCAATAAGGACAAGCAGGTTTACCATATATGGTTATCATAAACTAAATCCTTTTAGACTGTCTTTATCGACATCCTGTTTAATACCACCAATGATGTAACTTTCAACTTCTGTCTCTTGCGGTGCAACTTGCAAGCCTGAGCTAGATAGCCAATGCTGTGTCCACGGTAGCGGGTTAGTGTTTACTGGTGCATCAAATATAGCTTCCATACCTAGTGCTTTTAGTCTACGGTTTGCAATGTATTCTACGTACTGATGTAACAGTTTATCATTAAGTCCAATCATACTACCGTCTTTAAACAAATAGTCTGCCCAGTCTTTTTCTTCTGCAACACATTCACGCCATAAGTCATATACTTCTTCCTGACACTCTTTAGCAATCTTAGCCATCTCTGGATCGTCTTTGCCTTGCGCCCACAACTTTAATACGTGTGTGCTTAGTGCTAAGTGTTGTGCTTCGTCACGAGCAATTAATGAAATAATCTTTGCAGACCCTTCCATTAGTTTTAATTCGCCAAAAGCAAATGTACATGCAAATGATACGTAAAAACGTAGTCCTTCTAAGATGTTTACAGTTTGCATAGCCAAGTATAGTTTTTTCTTAACATCATACATATTACCTTCTTTGCGATGTGTAAACGCATCAGCGGCTTCTGTAAATGCATCATAGTGTTTTGTTACACTTTGTGCTCTTGCAATGATCTTTTCATCATCTAGAATAGTATCAAATACTTCACTTGGATCAGCATACACATTTTTCATAATGTGTGTATAACTGCGTGAGTGAATTGTTTCAAAGAAGTCCCAAGTAACAATACAGCCTTCTAGTTCAGGAATACTTACGTGTGGCAAAAATGCTAAACACGGTCCACGTCCTTGTACACTATCAAGTAGTGTTTGATATTTTAGGTTACTGGTAAAGATATGTTTTTGTTCTGGTCTAAAGTTAGTAAAGTCAGCTCTATCTTTTTGCAAACTTACTTCTTCAGGACGCCAAAAGTATCCTAGCATAGTTTGATTTAGTTTATCAAACACAGGGAACTTAAACACATCATATCGTTGTGTATTCTGATCAGCACCAAAGAACATATTCTGCTTGGTGAAATCTACTTTTTCTTTATTAAAAACTGTCTTAGCCATTTTCTTACTTCCTTATCATCGCTCTTTTATTTTATACTCTTTTAAGAGCTGTGTCAACTATTAAATTGCACACGCCTCACATTCTTCTCCGTCTTCATCATACTCAGTTGTTTGTAAAGCCGGTAATTCTTCTTCAACAAATCCTTCACTAGGATCTTCCTTATAGTCATAAGTGTTTTGATAGTAACTTGTCTTCCAACCTAACTTGTAAGTTGTTAGTAAGTCTTTGATCATTACACTCATTGGCACTTCGTTGTTTTCGTAGTGTGTTGGATTGTAACTCCAGTTACCACTAATTGCTTGGTCAAAGAACTTTTGCATTACTGCTACTACATTAATATAACCTTCATTGCTTGGCATATCCCATAGCAATGTGTAGTGGTTCTTTAGTGTTTGATACTGTGGAACAATCTGCTTAAGAGGCCCTTTCTTGGACTTCTTAACGGACAAGTAACCTCTAGGTGGTTCGATTCCGTTTGTTGCGTTCGACACAACGGAACTGCTCTCCGAAGGCATTTGTGCGGACAAAGTGCTGTGCCTAAGCCCGTGTTCTTTGATGTCGCTCCGTAAAGTATTCCAATCATAATGTAACTTATTCTCTACTACTGCATCAACATCCTTCTTATAAGTGTCAATAGGAAGAATGCCCTTGCTGTATTTAGTACGATTGAAGTAGTCACATGCACCTCTTTCCTGTGCTAATTTGTTACTTGCTTTTAGTAAGTAGTATTGGAACGCTTCTGTTAGATTGTGTACTAGTGTCCATGCTTCTTTGTCTTCATACTTAACATGATTCTTAGCAAGGTAGTGTGCTAGTCCAATGTAGCCTACTCCTAGTGAGCGTCTTGCTTTAGTTGACTTCTCTGCCGCTTTAATTGGATAACGTTGATAGTCAATAATTTCTTCTAATGCTCTTACTGCTAGTTCACACAAGTCTTCTAAGTCATCTAGTTCTTTTAATGTACCTACATTAATAGCACTTAAAATACATAATGCAATTTCGCCTTCTTTATCATCAATGTGATTTAGCGGCTTAGTTGGCAATGTAATCTCTTGGCACAAGTTACTCATGTAAACTTTATCTTCAAACGAACTGTGTGTATTACAGTGATCAACATTCATAATGTAAATGCGTCCTGTTTCTGCACGTTCTTTGATCAACGCAGAAAACAACTCCATTGCTGGAATCTTTTTCTTCTTGATACTTGTAGCACGTTCGTACTTCTCATATAGTTCTTGAAACTCGTCAGGGTCGCCAAAGTATGCTTCATAAAGACCTGGTACATCATGTGGCGAGAAAAGAGTTATATCGCCGCCGGATAAAAGCCTTTCATACATAGTTTTGTTTAACTGTATGCTGTAGTCTAGTTTGCGTACTCTATTGTCCTCTGTGCCTTTGTTGTTTTTTAGTACAAGGATGTCTTCAATCTCTTGATGCCAAAAAGGGAAGTGTGTAGTAGCTGATCCGCCACGTACACCATTCTGTGTACAACAACGTACAGTTGCTTCAAACTTTTTAAGGAACGGAATTATTCCTGTGTGTGCAACCTCTCCTCCTCTAATCTTTGCGTTAACGCCTCGTATACGTCCAGCATTGATACCAATTCCTGCTCTCTGCGCGGTATATCTTCCGATAGACATATCACTAGCAAATATGGAGTCAAGAGTGTCATCACTGTCAACGAGAACACAACTAGCAAATTGACGTATTGGAGTACGTACACCTGCCATAACTGGCGTAGGTATGTTAACCTTAAATAACGATGTTGCATCATAGTAACGTTTCACGTATTGTATACGTGTTTCCTTTGGGTAGTTAGCAAACAACGTTGCCGCAATCATCATGTACATGAACTGAGGAGTCTCAAATATTTGTCCTGATGATCTATCCTGACACAAATACTTGTCAACTACTTGACGCATACCTGCATAGGTAAAGTTCTCATCACGCTTGTGTTTAATGTAAGCATCTAATACTGCAATTTCATCTTCTGTATAAGAATCTAAAATACCTGCGTCATATACTTTGCGTTCAATGTTTGCTTTAATAATATCTATAAATGGTAGTGCAAGGAACTCTCCAAACACATCTTTGTATAACCCGTAAGTTA